TATGATCCATATCATATTCAACAGACTTATTGGTTTGATGAGGAACTACATGGTGCTAATATGACCGATTTCTTCCAAAAGAGACCGGTGGAATATTCAAAAGGCAAAGGCATTACAGCAGACGATCTATTTTGAGGGGAGGAAAGAATGATTGATACTACTAAGAATTGGTGGTGGGCCAATGACGACTCGCGTACATTTCTATCACGAGGTTATATTGATGGTAACATGACAGTTGAAGAACGTGTACGTGAGATTGCAAAAGAAGCTGAACGTATTCTAGATAATCCTGGATTTGGCGATAAGTTTTATCACTATATGAGTCGTGGATTCTATTCACTTTCATCTCCTGTATGGAGTAACTTTGGTACTAAAAAAGGTCTTCCAATCTCATGTAATGGTGTTTGGATTGACGATTCAATTGATTCTATTCTTAAAAAGCATGCCGAAGTTGGTATGCAAACTAAGATGGGTGCGGGTACTAGTGGTTATCTCGGGGCTATTCGTCCTCGTGGATCAGCAATTAACAGTGGTGGTAAAGCTGATGGTCCTGTCCATTATGCTAATATGTTTGAAACTGTTGTAGATATTATTAGCCAAGGCAATGTTCGTCGTGGCTCTATGGCTGTTTATCTAGATGTAGAATCTCCAGATATTATGGAATTCCTAGAATGCCGTGAAGTTGGTTCTTCTATTCAAAATCTATCTCTTGGCGTCTGTGTAGGTGATAAATGGATGCAAGATATGATTGAAGGTGATGCTGAAAAACGTACTATCTGGGCTCGTATTCTTCGTAAGCGTAAGGAAACTGGATATCCATATATCTTCTTTAGTGATACCGTTAACAATAATAAACCTCAAGTTTTGAAAGATAAGAATAAAACTATCTGGGCTTCAAATCTTTGCTCTGAAATTGCTCTACCTTCCAGTGATGATGAATCGTTTGTTTGTAATCTAGCGTCTATGAATGCTCTTACATATGATGAATGGCAACACACAGATGCAGTCGAAACAATGATTTACTTCCTTGATGCTGTTATGGAAGAATATATTGAAAAGACAAAAAATATTCCATTCATGGAATCTTCATATAACTTTGCCGTACGCTGGAGAGCTCTTGGTCTTGGTGTACTTGGTTGGCATTCTTATCTTCAGTCAAAGATGATTCCTTTTGAATCATTCCAGGCTCAGATGGAAACAATCAAACTATCAAAATTTATTGACGACCATTCTATGGCTGCAACAAAGGAACTAGCCGAAGAATATGGTGAACCAGAAGGAATGCTTGGATATGGACAACGAAATCTTACTAGGACTGCTATTGCCCCTACAACTTCTTCTAGTTTTATTCTCGGCCAAGTATCTCCAAGTATTGAACCACTTGCTTCGAACTACTTCACAAAGGATCTTGCTAAAGGCAAGTTCACGTTTAAGAACCCGTTCCTTGAAAAAGTACTTGAAGAACAAGGAAAAAATACGTTCGATGTTTGGGAATCAATCCTCAAACGAGGAGGATCAGTCCAACACCTAGACTTCCTAGATCAAAATACAAAGGAAGTATTTAAGACGTTTAGTGAAATTACTCCTATTACTATTGTTCAACAAGCTGCGGCTCGTCAGAAATATGTAGATCAAGCGCAGTCTTTGAACTTGCTAATTCATCCCGATGTATCACCGAAAGATGTAAATGCTCTTATTATTGAAGGATGGAAGATGGGTGTAAAGACATTCTATTATCAGAGATCGACAAATCCAGCTCAAGAATTGGTTCGCGATATCATGTCATGCGCTGTTTGCGAAGCTTAAATTTAGAACTCTAACATTGATAAATAAGGGCAGGAGGGAAACTTCCTGCCTTTTTAGTTAGGAGGACTATAATGACAGAAGAACATATTTGCGAATTTTGCGATGTTGAATTTACTATTGAAACTGAAGATGATGATATGATTGCCTTTTGCCCATATTGTGGCGCTGATATTACAATTGAAGATGATGATCTAGATTGGGAAATGGACGAAGATTAATGTGGTTATATGAAGGGAAGCCATTCTCTTCAGAAGACTTAGATGGAAGTCATGTAGGTTTTGTCTATGAAATAACTGATAATGTGAATGGTAAAAAGTATATCGGTAAGAAAAAATTTGTATCAACGCGTAAAAAGCCTCCTTTAAAAGGTATGAAGCGTAAGCGTACTATTATTACTGAATCTGATTGGAATGATTATTATGGATCCAGCGAGGAGGTTAAATCACTAGTAGAAGAACACGGTCCCGAAAGATTTTCTCGTAGAATTCTTAGAATGTGTAAGACTACAGCTGAGATGAGTTACTATGAAGCTAAAGAGCAATTTGATAGGGATGTACTTCTTAACCCAGATGAATACTATAATGCCTTTATAGGTCTTAAAGTTCATCGCAACCATATGAGGCATCTTATCAATGACAAAGGAACAGATCAAGGAAGCCAATAGATACTATTGGATTATCAAAGGCCAACTTATCCCAGAATCCTGGCCAATAGCCGATATTGCTAGAATATATGAAAGTTATTTTAAGAGAATGTGGGGCAATCATGAGAACGTGGTACATGAAGATGGCTTTGAAGTTGCTTGGCAAGAGAGAATGGAAAGGGAATTGGATAATATTGCCGTTAGAGGCTACGACTAGTTATATCAACAGAGTTTGTATTTCGTTCTCAATACTTTTAAATACCATCTTTGGTGGTAAAAGTAATCAGACATTGTCAGCTACTCAATATGAGCGTAAGAGAAATGGCTTGTGGAATATCTGCTGGCTTATAGATAGGATATTCTTTTGGGATGATCGTCACTGTGAGAATGCATGGGTCAAGTGGAAGATCATTCATCATGCTATAAACCATTATGAATGTATAGGTGAAAATTTTTTGAAAAAAATGCAAAATGGTGGTTGACATTATTTCTATTATAATTTATTATAGTATAAGAAATGGAAAGGAAACCCGATGTTTAATATCGAATATGACGTGCTTGACGAAGTTAAAATCGGTACCGGTACTCATCTGAGGCTTGTTGAAAACATTCGTACAAAAAAACGTTCCATTCAACTTTGGTCACCATTGTCTAAACAATGGCTTGTTTCTAATCGATATGATGTGCAAGAGAACTGGTTAGCCTGGAAACGTACTGAAAAAAATATTGCAAAACGTAAAAAAAGTGGTTGACATTGTCCGAGTTAATATGTAGTATATTAATATAAGGAATGGAGAAAACCAGATGCCTATCACCTTCAACAGCCACACCGCTCAGGAAGCTATGAATATTCTTCGTGAAAATGCTGATTATATTGATGCAAATATCATGGTGCTTTCACAGAATGCTCTTAAGGTTCGGCTTAATGAAATCGAGGACGCTGTCCGCGTCATCAAGTTCTTTGCAGGAGTGAAATAATATGGACTTCATTGACGCATATGATACCGCTAAATCCCTCCGTGGAATTCTTCGTCGCGCTGATAACTTCGATTATGACCTTCAACGTCTGAAAGAAGAAATCCTTTTCAAAGCAGAAGCACTTGAAGCTTATGCGGAAAAGCAAGAAATGAAAATGATTATACGAATGCAACGTGATTTGGTGGAAGCAGCATGAGTGATATTCAGAAACGTATTAATGAACGCATGGATACTCTCCAACTCTATATGGAGAGCAATATGCATTTACAGGATCCTGGTCGTGTAGAAGTTCAGATTGCTACGTTGTCGCCTTATTGGGCACATATGTCAGATGAAGATAAGGACTATGTCGATTGTGCGCGTTGGGCTATTGAAAAGAAGATGGAGTGGGATATATGACCGAGATGGAAATGGACTATGCCGGTAAAATCATGGCATGGGCAATGATGAATGATGACGTACCTTTGATGAACGAAGATACTTCATTGGTAACAACCGAACAAATTACACAAATGTACTGGGACATGTATTTTAACTCATGCACGATGAATGATAAATATACAGGAATGGAGCAACCTCATGATCAAAATACTTGGACTGACATTTTCGGCAATGATGATTTTTACACCCTCTATGGGGTTAACTGACCAGTATAAAGATATAAATGGTACTGTAGAAGATCATTATATTACCACGTATACTCGAGTTCCAGTAAAAGAAAAAGTCTGTCGTATTATTCAAAAACCAGTATATGGTTATGCCGAACGTCAAGGTAATGCCGCTGGTGGAGCACTACTAGGTATGATTATTGGTGGTGCTGTAGGTAAAGGTGTTACCGGTAATAATGATGGTGCAGCTGCCGGCGCTATCATGGGTGGTATTATAGGAGCAGACCAAGGTTCTAAACCTAAAACAGATCGTGTTATTGTTGGATACGAAGAACAAGAAAAGTGTGCATGGGAAACCACATATGTCAATCAACCAAATGAAACATATTCCCATTCTACTATCACATTTAAAATGAATGGAGTGAAATATAAACTAAGATTTAATAGGTAAAAAATATGGTTCCGTAGCTCAACAGGATAGAGCACGAAACTTAGTTTATATAAATACTTCTATATTGAGGCTCCTGCCCCGCCCCTCGTCTTCTAAACGAGTCCTCAAAGGTGGATGGATGGTACGAGGTTCGATTCCTCCAGGGGCTTCCATTTAGGAGTATTTAAATGAACATAAGAGAATGTAAACACTGCAAACAAAAATTTGACATATCCGATAAATCAAAAGGTTGGATGGCTAATCACTCTAGATGGTGTAATGAAAATCCCAATCGTAAAGATTACGTCAAAAAATTAGAAAATGCAAGAGCACACATAACAGAAGAAGCACGACAACGAAATAAAGAAGCTATCAAAAAAGCACATGCAGATGGCAAATATAAAGATTCGGCAAAAAAATCGGCTAAAACTAGAATAGCAAATGGAAATCATTTACATTCTGAAGAAACTAAACAACTTCTTAGAGAAAAAGCATTAGCATCATCTCATAGAAGACTTAAGAAAGGTGTTATAGAATATAAAGGAATATTATTAGATTCTTCCTGGGAATTAGCATTAGCTAAAAGATTGGATGAATTAGAAATAAAATGGGTTAGGCCTGATCCAATACCTTGGGTAGATGAAGAAGGAATTACACATAATTATTTTCCTGATTTTTATCTACCCGAGCATGACAAATATCTTGATCCTAAAAATAAGCATGCAATTAAGGTTCAAGAAAAAAAATTAAAAATATTGTTGACACAATATAAAAATATAGATATAATAGACTCGTTGGAAAGATGTAGAACTTTTAACTGTTGAGGGTTCGAGTCCTTCCGGAACCGCCATTATAAAGGAAACAAAATGGAACCAATACAGATAGTGCTTGGTTTTATTATGTTGATAGTGAATGTCGAAACTGAAAAACGACAGTATGCAATTATTGAGGAGCAAAAGACAATCATTGAAGAGCAACAAAAAAAGATTGCTCAGATGGATGCAGACTATATAAAATTAGCGATTGCACATTCTTCATTATATGCAAATGATAAGTTGACAAATGAAGAGTTTGATGCTAAAATAACTTTTATACTTAACCACCTAACTGAACAATACAAACAGAATCAATAGGAGGATATCTATGTCAAGTCTAGACTACGCTGAACTCGCTGGTTTGAATCGTACACTATCTGTACTTAGTGTTAAGAAAAACAAAACTGAAAACGACGAAATTGTAGAAAACTGGATTCGACAAAGAATTAAGGATATTAAAGCATGACACATCCGAATTATAGATTTGATCTTGGATTAGATGATATTGATCTAATTGAATCTTGTTTATCAGATCAAATTCGAGTTCTTTCTGAAAGACGTTGGACTCATCCAAACGAGTCGACTAAGATTGACGCTAAAGTAAAAGATATTCAAGAACTTCTAGGTAAAATACATAATCAAAAGATTTGGTATAGACCTAAGAAGAAATCTTATGTGGGTGGATAATATGGACTATAATGAACTTGCAAAAATCTTTCAGGCCGAAGGATTGTCTAATGCCGAAATTACCTTTTATACTAAAGGCCCAGTGAAAAATACTATTCGCTTTGATTTATCACAAGATGATTATCAATGGTCTATTTCCTCACAGCCAATCAAAACAGATTAAGCTCCTGTAGTTTAATTGGTTAAAACAATGCGCTCATAACGCATCAGAGTCGGGGTTCGAGTCCCTGCGGGAGCACCAATATACGAGGTTTATTATGAAATGGATTTTGGTTTTAGTAGTGATTAAGGGCTATCCTAATTACTATGTAGACTCGTACATTACAGATAAACCTTTTGATACTATGGTAGAATGTTTTAAAACTAGAGAATTGTTATTAGCTGAAGTTGGAAGTGAAAATGAATACTTTCCACCGCGTATGCAAGCAATATGTATAAGGACTAACTAAACTATGAAAATTGGTATGGTGCACGCATTTTCTAATCCAATATCATATATGTCTCTTGGTGAAGAATCTAGAGATCTTAATAAAGCAATTATGTTTGATACTAAACAAATATTGGAAAAGCAAACATCTCCTTCAAGAACTGGAGTTGGAGTAAATCAATCATATGGATTTTTAGAAAATCAGTATGAAAGTATTGATAGACTTAAAACAATAGTAGATTCTTTACTAAGTAAAACAGTAATGCAATCGTTTCACATTGAAACATTTCAAATACCAAATTCAAATAACTTTTGGTTAAATTCAAATAGCAATGAATCAGCATGGCATATGCCTCATACACATAATGTAATTGATACTATTTCTGGTGTATATTTTCCATCTAGCGGAATACAAGATGGAGTGGAAATATCTGAATCTCAAAATTTGAACGAGGATGTTTTTATTCGTCCAGGAAGATCAAATAATGGTGATCTTATTTTTATGGATCCAATTATGACAAAGGAATCAATGGTAATGCCTAATGTAAGAGTTAATAAGTATCCATTTTATGGTATGCCATTGTGTATTACTCCAAAGGCTGGTACACTAGTATTTTTTGCTAGTTGGATACCACATCTAGTGGCGCCTACATGCAAGGAAAATTTTACACGTACTAGTATTGCATTTGGTGTTAGATTTAATCAGCCAAACGTCTAATACCAAGCAATCTATCTGTAGAATAAAGTTGATATGAAACCATATTACTTTGATTGCCACCTAGGATAAGATAGTATTCTATACCATCTACAATACGAGTTTCAATGTAAAATCCAACGTGTCCTTGCCAATTGCTAGTTCCTCGTGAAAATACCACAACATCACCGAGCTTTGGTTCTGTTACTCCAGTACCCCATTTTAAAAAGCTTCTGGCAAGTAATGGGTGATCGTGTACTGATTCTGATCCAGGAATGTTCTGTTCGCGCAGGATAGCGTTCACATAGGCTGCACACCATGGTGTTTCTACGGGATCTACATTCAACAACTTTGTTAAAGCCTGTCGGTGTTCAACTTCATGCAATCCAACCATAAATGTAGAAAATTCTAAATATGTTATTGGAGTGTAGTTATCTTGGTTAATATTCACACAAGCGCATAATGAAAAAAGTAATAAGAACTTTTTCATAGCGATATTATTTATAAAAAAGTTGTTGACATCTGAATCTTTATAGTATAAATAGATATAAGAAATACAAAAAAGGAATAACTCTTTCGATGATTTATCAACCCACACATAAACCAACATTATCACTACAATTGCTCGTCGATTGCTTTAGTGCGCGTGGTTATGTATGGAATATTATGTACATGGAGGGATACCGAAATTAGTAACTAGTTAATAGTTTAAACGGTAAAACCCTCCAAGATTTTCATCTTGGAGGGTTTTTTATTGGGTCGGTGAAGTGTTACGGTAGCACGTCAGTCTCCAAAACTGAAGGCGAGGGTTCAACTCCTTCCACCGATGCCACGCTATTTGACAATTTGGTTTTATATTAAGCGGAAAGATGGGTGAGTGGTTTAAACCAGTTCCCTGCTAAGGAA